GTGCAGTAATGGAACAAATATATCCAGTTATACATAAATTGAAACCATATCGAGTAGATAATTATATCAACGAAGAGATTTTGATTAACGGATGTGGTTCCGATTATTACGATCGTATAAATATGGATGCTTCACCAGGCTTTCCATATACACAGATGAGACCAAGCGGTTCATCTGGTCGCCGATTTATGTTTGACTTCAATGAAGAGTCAGAAAAGTGGTCATTTAACGAACATCCAGCAGCACAAAAATGCAAGATGGCATTTAAGGTTCGGATGCGATTTCTCGAGGAGAATAAGATTCCCGAATCTATATGGGTTCATTGTTTAAAAGATGAACGACGTAAAATGGCTAAGATTACTAGTGGTGAGACTAGATTATTCACGATGGCACCTCTCGACTTGTATTTAGTCGTGAGATGTCTATTCGGGGATTTTGTCGAATCTTTCTACCAGTGTAAAGATTTCTGGAGTGGCATTGCAATTAATCCACATTCACGTGAATGGGATGATTTGGCAGAGTACTTAAATGAATATGGAGATCATAAAGTAGATGGCGATTTTAAACACTATGATGGTGATGAAGAAGGTGAAATAATGTATAAAACCGTAGATTTAGCCAACAAATGGTATGAAAAACACATGCCCGGCGATTTAAGAATCCATTTGTTTGGCTCTGAGTGGATTATACCACTTAGAAAAGCCTGTCGGATGCGCGAGACAGTGTTTTATGAGTACGTACATACAGTAATGTTAGTTTTGAATGTTATGCATCGTAAGAGTCAAGGAAATCCTTCGGGAGGACCTTTGCTAACGAGCGTGGTTAATACAGTTACTAACAAATACTTAACAACTACAGCTTATGTTGCACTTGCATGGAAGAATAATCATGATTATTTATCCTACGACAAGTTTGTAAAGTCAACATTTGGTGGAGACGATAATATCCATGGAATACATCCAGCTATTATCGGATGGTTTAATTTCTTCACCATGCGCGATTTCTTTGCAGGAATCGGCTATACATACACCAC